GTGTTAACTAAAAGATGAATTGTGAACATGTATATAAAGATTTAGGACCTGGCCCATGCCCAAAGTGTGGATTAGAAACTCATACTATTGATTGGAAAAAACAAAACAATATGATGAAGCAATGGCATAAAGATAACCCAGATGCAGGATATATAGGATGGATGTCAATATGAAGTTATACCAAAGCCACCCCTGGCTATATAGAAGATATGTTATACAAAAGAAAACAGTTACAGAAATTGCTATTGAGTGTGGCGTATCTCCTATGACTATACAAAGATACTTAGACCAGTTCGGATTAATTAAAAAAAGATGAATATAGCATACAAGCTTTTCCATTTGCCCAGAGACCATGATAGAAATAAATTGGTTGAAAACGCTCATTCTGTTTTACTTAAAAATATAAAAATATTAGACACCGATACAATTAAAGTATCATCATATGATGACTATGTTAAATTTAAAGATGGTCACCCAGACTTTAATATAAATATAAATGGATATAATTTACATAATGAGCAGGGTTGGAGATATGGAGAAGTTGGTATTTGGGCTAGTAATTGGTTGGCATGGAAAAATTTTATTAATTCTGACTATGACTATTTAATTTTAATGGAAGATGATATAGTTATATATGATAATTTTTTTGAAAAAATAAATACTTATATTAAAGAGTGCCCAGAAGATTTTGATGCTTTGCATATATTCTCACCAACAGATCAGGATTATAAATATAATATATTGTTAAATGTATCTGAAAACATATGCTCATCTTACCAAGATTGGTCATGTGCTTGCTATATAATAAATAAAGGTGGGGCCAAAAGAATGTTAGATTTATCTAGTAAAGGTATTAATCTTCCATTAGACTGGTTTATGTTTAGACAAAAAAATTTATTAAATGTATATACAATTAATCCAAATATAAGTAAGATATGTACAATAGAAGAAGTTGAGTCAACATTTCAATTAAAAGAAGATAGGAAAATATTAAATGGGATACTCTGATCCAGAAAATAAACCATGGGCCCAGCAAAAAATATCTGAGATAGATCCAAAGCTTATTTTAGATGTTGGTGCTGGACAAGGCGTGTACCTTAATTTAATTAGAGCGGCATTACCAGAAGATGTTGAGGTTCATGCTGTAGAGGTATGGGAACCATATATAAAAGAATTTAATTTATATAATAGATACGATAAGGTATTTCATAAAGATGTTAGAGAAATAGAAAATTTTGAGTATGATTTAGTTATACTTGGAGATATTCTAGAGCATATGTCAGAAGAAGATGCAGTTAAAGTTTGGGATAGAATATCTAAAGATGCTAAATATGCAATTATATCTATTCCTATTATTCATTATCATCAAGATGCAATTAATGGGAATCCATATGAAATTCATGTAGAGGAAGATTGGAATACAGAAAGAGTTTTAAAAACATTTAAGGGAATTAAAGAGCATAAAGAATTTGCGGTTACAGGAACATTTATAGCTAAATTTGATAATGAATTTATTCCAAAAACTATTTGGCAAACCTATAAGGATCCATTTAATAACTTACAGCCATACATGATTGAGTCTATAGATACCTGGAAATCGCTAAATCCAGATTATGAATATAGATATATGGATGATAATCAGGCTAAAGAATTTATTTTAAATGAGTATGGACAGGATTGGCTAGATATATTTAATGCCTTACCAGTTGGTGTTATGCGTGGAGATTTGTGGCGATATATGATTATATATAAATATGGAGGCGTATACGCTGATTTAGATACAAGATGTAATGAGCCAATTTCAAAATGGATGATAAATAAATATAGCATGATAGTTTGTCCAGAAAATGACAGGGATTTTTGTCAGTGGACCTTTGCAGCCTCTGCAGGCCACCCAGTTTTAAAATCTGTACTAGACTACATCAAACAGAAATTAACTAATCCAGACTATAATAAACAACACTTTGTTCATGAACATACTGGACCAGTTGCGTGGTCTCATGGTATACTTAAGGCTTTAAATATGGAGTATGGTATTAATTTAATTGATGATTATCAAAAAATTAATAATTCAGAAAAGGGTAAAGAATATAGATTTTATTTATACGGCGGGGAAAGATGGAGAATCTTTCATTTTGAATCAGTAAAACATATATATGGAAGTCAAAATTGGAATGACGGAAATTATGTGCAGTGGATTCAAGACCCATTAGTGAAAGGTAAAAGATAATGCCAAAACCAGTATATGCAGACAGTAAACAATTTGCCTATGATGAATTATATATGCATTCATTATCAGCCCCATCAGGAACAAGAATATTAAATTCCTGTATTGATATAGCTCAAATGCTGATTGAAAAGAATATATCATATGGAGACTCAGCTTTAAATCCAATAAGAATATTTTCAACCTCAGATGCTACAGAGCAACTCAAAGTTAGAATTGATGATAAATTAAATAGGGTAAAAAATAATCAGGGATTTGCTGGAGACAATGATATTGATGACCTAATTGGGTACTTGATATTATATAAAATAGCCAAATCTAATTGACATTTTAGTCAACTAGAATTATACTCTAATATATGGAAATTGAATTGTCAGATCATTTTGATCGAATGAACAAGGTTGTTAGTGAATTGCTTAAAGGCAATAATCCTACCAGCATTGCCGCAATTACTGGACTTCAAAGAAAAGAAGTCGTTGAATTAATTGATGAGTGGAAGGCTGTTGTTCATAATGATACTAGTACAAGAGAACGTGCTAAAGAAGCTATCTCTGGTGCAGACCAACACTACGCAATGCTTATTAAAGAGGCCTGGAAGACCGTAGAGGACGCAGATCAGGCAGGACAACTAAATGTTAAGGCAACCGCCCTAAAACTTATTGCAGACATTGAGGGCAAAAGAATTGGAATGCTTCAAGAGGTAGGCTTATTAGATAATGCTGAGATTGCTACACAAATTGCTGAAACAGAACATAAGCAAGAAATACTTATTAAAATATTAAAAGAAGTAACAGCAACTTGCCCTAAGTGTAAAATGGAAGTTGCTAAAAGATTATCTCAAATTACTGGGATAGTTGAGCCTATTATAATTGAGGAAGAAGCAAGTGGATCTTAATTTTAATGATCTTATTGACATACTTGACGGTGAAGAGTTTGATGAAAAGCCAGTCGATTTAAGAACGTTTGTAAGACATCCAGACTATTTAGGTTTACCAGAACTATCAGATTATCAATATACTCTTATTGAAAAAAGCTCACAGATTTATAAAGAGTCCACATTAGTTAAGCTATTTGGAGAACAAGAAGGAAAGATTAGATTTAAACAAACTGCAAATGAAGTTGTAGCTCAATTAGGAAAAGGCTCTGGAAAAGATTACTGTTCTACAATTGCAGTTGCCTATACTGTATATTTATTACTATGTCTTAAAGATCCAGCAGCCTATTATGGCAAACCTCCTGGAGATTCAATAGATATCATTAATATTGCTATTAACGCACAACAAGCAAGCAACGTATTCTTTAAAGGTTTTAAAACTAGAATAGATAAGTCACCTTGGTTTGTTGGTAAGTATACGGATAAAGCTTCAGAAATTAAATTTAATAAAAATATTACAGTACATTCAGGCCACTCAGAAAGAGAAGCTTGGGAAGGCTATAACGTAATTATAGTAATCCTAGATGAAATTTCAGGATTTAGTATTGAAAATACTACTGGACATGATCAGGCAAAAACTGGTGGGGCAATATATGATATGTATAGAGCATCTGTAGATTCTCGTTTCCCAGACTTTGGTAAAGTAATACTATTATCATTCCCTAGATACAAAAATGACTATATTCAACAAAGATACGACGCTGTTGTGGCAGACAAAGAAACAGTTATTAAATCTCATAAATTTAAAATGGACGAAGATCTGCCAGATAATACAGAAGGTAACGAATTTGATATAGAGTGGGAAGAAGATCATATTCTTTCTTATAAAATACCTAAAGTATATGCTTTAAAAAGACCAACATGGGATATTAATCCTGTAAGAAAAATAGATGATTTTAAAACAGCATTCTATACAAATCCACAAGACGCTTTGTCCAGATTTGCTTGTATGCCACCAGATGCTATTGATGCATTTTTTAAATCAAAAGAAAAAATTGAAAAGGCATTTAATATTGGTCAGCTAGCAGTAGATAATTTTGGAAGACTTCAAGAGTGGTTTATTCCAGATCCAGATAAAGAATACTTTATTCACGTCGACCTTGCACAAAAACATGACCATTGTGCTGTATCCATGTCTCATGTTCAAAAATGGGTCAATATAAAAATAACAAATGATTATTCTCAACCAGCTCCAATAGTAGAAATTGATGCTGTTAGATACTGGACACCAACTAAAGATAAGTCTGTAGATTTTACAGAAGTAAAAGATTATATTCTCTCATTAAAAACAAGGGGATTTAAAATTAGAGTATGTACCTTTGACAGATGGAATTCTCATGACATGATGCAACAACTAAAACAATATGGCATCAATACAGAAATTCTATCTGTCGCTAAAAAACATTATGATGATATGGCAATGATAGTTGCCGAAGAAAGATTAATTGGTCCCTATATTCAATTATTAATAGATGAACTTCTTCAATTAAAAATTATGAGAGATAGGGTAGATCACCCAAGAAAAGGGTCTAAGGATTTAGCGGATGCAGTTTGTGGTTCAATATATAATGCAATAAGTAGAAGTAAATTTAATTCAGAACAAGAAATTAAAATACATACTTATCAATCTATGAGCTACGATAACGATTTTGCTAGAGATGAAAAAGATACAACAGTAACAAATATGATTAAGGCACCACATATGCCAGATAGATTGAGAGAAGCGATGGATAGGATGATGATAATATGAGTACTTACCAAGAAAAGGCCAAAGAGTGTAAATGCTGTGGAAAGCATGTACCTCTGCCAACTGTATTAAAGGAATATAACAACGTTCTTTTATGCCCAACCACATTTGCAAATGTAATAGAGTATAAAAGAATATGGAAGGTTTTAGGGGCTAGGCCTAAAGGAAGCATTAGAAAGCATTTTTCTGAGTACGTACAGCAAATAGTAGAGACAACTATTGACAAAAATGATGATGGAACATTACAGTAAAACAGGGTATAATATGAATATGGAAGATGACGATATAGTCGGAGATTCAAGTGATGAGAGACTTGAATATTATCTAAGTATTGGTGTTGTAGAGTTAGAAGGCGTAGATGAAAATGGAGAAATTATTTACTCTATTAATGAAAGCGCAAAAGAGTTGGCTCCTGAATTATGGGAATCACATGAACAACATATAGATATGGCTCTGCTAGATTTATATGATAAAGACTTATTATCTGTAGAATATGATGAAAATTTACAAGCTACATTTACATTAAGTCCAGAAGGAAAAGCTCTTGCAAAAGAGTACGGATTGGTAGAACTTTTTAATAAAGAAATACCAAATGATTAGGAGATAATATGCCATATAATGTTAAACAAAATGTTGCAGGCTGCAGCGGATATGCAGTAGTCAATGACAAAGGTGAATTAAAGGGTTGCCATCCAGGAAAGGCTGCAGCAATGGCTCATATGAGAGCACTTTATGCAGCAACTGCAGATGAGCAAAAAATGAAAGATAAGAAAAAGAAAATATACTAGGAGGAAAAATGTTAAAAAAAGTAAAAGAAATTTTATTCCCAACTGTTAAAGTTGTTATTGAAGAGAAGCCGTTAAAGGCTAAAACAAAAAAGGCGCCAGTAAAAAAGGCTCCAGTTAAGAAAGCTCCAGTTAAGAAAAAAGTAAAGAAAAAAAGCAAGTAATAGTCAATTTGCAAACCTAATAAAAGCTTTGATATAATATATGCGGGTCGCCTAACGGGGCCCGCATATTAACTTATTCGCTTAAAGGAGGAATAAAATGGTAAGTAGTTTCACATTGGATCTGTTTAAAGATCCATTTTTTATTGGTTGGGATCGCCATTTCAAGGATCTCGAAAAGGTAATGCATAATTCAACTAATTATCCACCATATAATTTAGTAAAATTAAATGATGATGATTATATAATTGAACTTGCATTGGCTGGCTTCAAAAAAGATGATGTCCAAGTAGAACAAGAAAAGAATGTTCTGACAATAAAAGGATCGACATCTGAAGAAGACTCAAAAGATTATATCCACAAAGGAATAGGTGGAAGGTCTTTTGCAAGAACCTTTTCATTATCAGAGTATATGGAAGTATCTGGAGTATCAATGTCTGACGGGGTATTAAAAGTACTTATTGTACGAAATGTCCCAGAAGAGGCAAAGCCTAGGACATTTGATATTGTAGATGCTTTAGAGCCACAAAAAGTTATTACGGCTCCTTCTACTAAGAAAACAAAAAAATAGTATAATAAAGATCTGCACCCCGTCACTGGGGAGTCGCAGATATGTCGGGGGAGACAGCGACATTAAATAACTGATGGACCTGGGCAAGTCTTTAAACTGCCCCTTATTATTGGAGGATAGAATGTACGAGTATCGTGTAAAAAAAATAACAAATGTGGTTGACGGTGATACCATAGATGTGGATATTGATTTAGGATTTAGCATATCATATTCTCAAAGAGTTAGGCTGGCAGGAATAGACACTCCAGAATCAAGAACAACAGATAAAGCTGAAAAGGCCCTAGGACTTGAAGCAAAAGAGTATATTAAGTCTAAAGTTAAAGAAGCAAAAGATATAATTATTAAAACACAAAAACCAGATAGTTCTGAAAAGTATGGAAGAATTTTAGGCTGGTTATATGTTGACGGATCTTCTAAATCTATTAATGAACAGATGATTGAAGATGGATATGCTTGGGGATATATGGGAGAGACCAAGGTTAAAGACTTTGAAGCACTAGCCAAACAAAGAGCAAAGAAGAAATAATGCCAATCTACGAGTATTCATGCATATCCTGTGACACCAATAAAGAAGTAAACAAATCATTTTCTGAAGCAGACTCTACAGAAATTTGTGAAAAATGTGCATGTCCTATGAATAAAGTTTATGGATCAATAGGTGTTCAGTTTAAAGGAACTGGTTTTTACAAAACTGACAATCCTAAGTAACTAAAATAATTTTAACAACTTTACTGTGATATAATTCAAATGTAACAAAAGTTTTGTTACTTTGGAGAATCCAGATTGAGTAGAAAGATAAAGCTATTTTTAGCTAGCCTTTTTGTAACAGGCTGGCTATTTTTTATAGGTCCAAGTTATGCATGGGCTACAGATGAGTCTAATCAAGAACAAGTAGTTATTAGCCCAGCCCAACAAGCAGTCAACGAGGCCCTTGCAACAGCCACTACAGAAGTTCAACAAGCAATTGCAGCAACGGATACTGCTACAATTACAATAACAGCAGCACAAAACGAGTTACCTCAAGCTCAAACTGCAGTAACCGAATTAACTCAAGATATTTCATCTGCTCAAACTGCAGTTTCTTTAGTAGATACTGCAACTGCTAATATTAATAATATAGACTTATCCACTAATCCAGTAGATCAAAGCTCTGAAATAATTACAGATGCTAAGTCAACTGTATTGACCGCTCAATTAGCAATAAATAATATTGATACAACTACTGCACAATTAGAAGTTTCTCAAGTAGTTACTGCAAAAACAGCCGCTTCTACTGCTCAAGCGACAGCACAAA